GCACTTGTAGGACCACTTAAAATAGCTGACATATTTCTACAATTAACTGTATGTACAGTTTCATTCATATTTATACCTACAGTTAAAGTTAATTCTGTATCTTCTTCAACCTCTGGCATAGTCCATGTAATAACATTTGAGTCAATAAAATAATCACCATCTGATACATCTATATTATAATCTAAAAGCAAATCTGCATCATAATTTGTTATTATAACATCTATAATTTTGGTTTCTAATGCACTTGTAGGACCACTTAAAATAGCTGGTACATTTATACAATTAACTGTATGTACAGTTTCATTCATATTCACATCTACAGTTAAAGTTAATTCTGTATCTTCCTCAACCTCTGGCATAGTCCACTTAATATTTTCAAAATCAATTAATTCAAATTCACCATCTGATACATCTATATTATAATCTAAAAGCAAATCTGCATCATAATTTGTTATTCTAACATAGCTGGTACATTTATACAATTAACTGTATGTACAGTTTCATTCCCTGTTGTTTCTACAGTTAAAGTTAATTCTGTATCTTCCTCAACCTCTGGCATAGTCCATTAGCTGGTACATTTATACAATTAACTGTATGTACAGTTTCATTCCCTGTTGTTTCTACAGTTAAAGTTAATTCTGTATCTTCCTCAACCTCTGGCATAGTCCATTTTATAATAGCACCAATTAATTCAAATTCACCATCTGATACATCTATATCATATTCTAAATCTTCATCATAATTTGTTATTATAACATCTATAATTTTGGTTTCTAATGCACTTGTAGGACCACTTAAAATAGCTGGTACATTTACACACATTAAAACAAATTCAAAATCCTCACTTGTACCCTCTATTTTTGTAGCATTAATTGTTAAAGTTAATTCTGTATCTTCCTCAACCTCTGGCATAGTCCATTTTATAATAGCACCAATTAATTCAAATTCACCATCTGATACATCTATCTCGTAAGTAACATCATTATCATAATTTGTTATTAATAAATCAGTTGTTTTTGTTTCATCTACAAAACTTGCCCCTGATATATTTGGTATAGCTATTTTTAAAAAAACGTTTAAAGTGAAATCACACTTTTCATAAGGACTATACAACATATCATAACATTCATAACCATGATATATACAATCAGTCTTATATGGTCCTTGGATTTCAGTTTCAACAACACTTTCATCACGTTCTATACCATTTTCCCAAGGTAATACACGTTTTAAACTTGCTTTTATATATAAAGGTTCTTTTTTCACTAAAGTATAACTTTGTACCAAATTAGACACCTATTTAATAAACAGTAAATTCATCATTATATAACATATCATCCTCTGATGGGATATAACCATTAGCCTTAACTTTTAATTTATATGTTCCTTGTTCAATATCTCTAAGTGCTATTGCACCATTAGTATCTGTATAACCAAAAACTTGTTCATCAATCATAATTTGTGCATTATGTATTGGTGCATCTGTACCATATTCTACTATACGTAATAATATATCTTTTTTCACCATTGTACCATCAGTTAAATCTGGTATAGCAATAGAAAATTTATTTTTTAGGACATTCTTATATAAAAAAAACCAATATGTACAAGCCTTACCTGTGGGAACAATCCAATTCCATATTTTTTTATGCCTTGATCTTGTATAATTAACTTCTGCACCACCATATAAATTTGTATTTAATATTTCTTTTACACAAGAATAACCTTTTCTTTCAAAATGATGTGTTATAACTTCACCTGAATAAGCTATATTTTTTATTTCCTCATTACTATTTATGTAAAAAATATCAGATATTGCCTTAACATAATTTATTTTTTCAATAGGATATTTTGCTTGAAACGATGATGTTTCAGCAAAATTCATTACTTCGGTTAGATTATATGCTGGTTCTGTAAAAAGAGATCCACCACCCAAAGATCTTGTGCCTATAAATAAAGAATATTCTCTAATAGCATCTAAATTGTGCCCCCAAATAGTTATAGGAAGTGATTGACCACCAATAACATCCACTTCTGGTATTTCAAATAAAACACCAGAACACTCCTTATTTTCATCACCAACACCATAACCAACTTGTAATTGTACAGCTTTATTTGACATTTAAAATACCATTAATTTCAAAGTTAAATTGTAATATGTGTCACTATCAGGAAAAGCCGTACTAATTAAACTTTTTGCATCAATACAAGGATTATCCCATCTTCTAAACACAACATCATAAAACAATAAGTTATTTAATGTTAATCTCATTACTTTATTTAATTCATCAGTCCAAGAACGTAATAATTGTAAATCTACACGTTTAATCCAAGCATTATCTGATTGTAATGTTATTAATCTACCACATTCAGATGGTAAATCATTTTCCTGTATAATCATTCTGCCTTGTATTGTCCTTTTATTTTTCGATTGTACTTTACTCCAAGTAAATTCATCAACCCAAATTAATTCGCTTGGTAATGTTAGTGTATCTAATATCATGCTATACTTAGCCCCATTCTTTTAAAATCAGTAATTAATTGTTTTGCTAAATTCACATTTGTATTCATTGGATAATTGTTTTTACCCACTTGTAAATTAACTGTACCTAACAATTCATTTGATCCCAAAATTTCTGTTGAATTGTTTGTATTATTTATTAAAGAATCACCAACAACACCACCCTCTGCAAAATATTTTGGCATTTGAAAATTATTTAATTTATTAAAAAAACCTTGCCCAAATTTCTTAACAACATCTTCTCTGATAACAAATTCACCAGGGGTTAGCATTGCTGATACAGAATCTTTCCCTTTTACTGAATCAGGAAACATATTTACAAAACCACCCTTATTTAAGAAATGTTTTACACCCATTTCACCAGCATTACTATACTTCTTTTTAATTTCAAATAATTCTTGTGCCATTTCTATTTCTAATATTTTAATTTCATGATTCATTTCTTTTAATCTAACAGAATAATCATGTGCAGCACCCCTTACAACATCTTTTTTATCTAAATCATAATCCAAATTAGCTTTTTCAGCACCTAATGTATAGTCACTATGAGTCTCTTTAGTTTCTGAAAAATAATCGGCAAGTAATTCACCTCTTGTTTTTTTATAATCTCGTGTAGTTCTTATATTTTCTGTATCTACTTTACTTATTTCATTATCATATTTTAATTGTTCTTTTTCTGCTTTTACTCTTGCTTTTTGTATTTCTTCTTGTGCTTTTATATAATCTATTACAGCTTTTGTACTTATACTTGATGCTTCCTCTTTTGCTTCTTGTTGTTCTTTTATAGCAATGGCTCTTGCTCGTGTTTGTTCTCTTATTGATTGTTCATATTCTCTATCAAAACTTTTCTTTATAGATACTAAACCCTTACCATACTCATTATTTCTATCAGAAATATCATCAACATAGTCTGTATTTATACGCTCTAAATCAATTTTATTATCATTTAAATCATCATTATAATCTTCTTTTAAATAAAGTAAGTCTGTATTCTTATCAGCTAAACTTTCAGTAAGATCTCTTTGTAATTCACCATCTCTCATACCTCTTTCTATTTTTTTTCTTCTTTTATACTCTTCAAGCTTGTCAAATGCTTTTTGTGCTATATTACTTTTTTCAATCCGACCTAATCTTTGTACTTCTGCAGCTGCATGTCCTCTTCTCTGTTGTTCCTCAAATATTGCTATTGCTTGCTTTGCTGCTGCTCGTGCACTCTGTCGCTTGGCTCTTTTCCAACTATTCCAATCTCTCCCTGCTTTTTTACTTAATTCTCTCCTTTGTTCCCCAGCACTTTTTTGATAAGATTTGTTTTCTGCTTTCGCCCCTTTTAAATATTCAGCTAACTCTTTTTGTTTCTCTTTTGTTGCTTCTCTTAATGCTTTTTCAAAATCATTATCTTCATTTCCATCTTCATAAGCATTTCTTTTACTTGTTCTACTATAATCTTTATTAGTACGTTTAATATCTTTATGTATATCTTTATAATCACGTTCATATTCTTTTTTTAAATCACCATTTTCATCATATATATCTTCTACATCCCGATTCTTATCTTTATTTAGATCATCAATATCATCATCATAATCATCTTTCAAATCTCTTTCATCATCGTTTTTATCCTCTATTAAATCACTTTGTTCTCTTACTGAATCTTGATCAGCCTCATCAGCATCTCTTTTAGCATCCCTTGCATCATCTTCAATATCATTTACTTCATCAACTGCATCATTCTTTGCATCCTCTGCATCATCTTCCATATCGTCAATATCATCATCTGAATCAATTTTGGCTTCTTTTTTCTCATCTTGAAGTTCTTTCTTATCTATTTTTAAATCAGCAATATCATCATTATAATCGTTTGTTAAATCTGATTCATCAGATATGTAATCTGTTAATATTTTATTTAATGCTGTATCCCTTTCTACTTTTAATTCTTTTAGTGTAAATGTTAGCTCTTTTTGTAAACGTACTAATTCTCTTTGTTCAGTCTCTAAAATATGTGCAAGTGCCTCTTCACCTGAACTTCTGGCAAATGATATTAACTCACTATATTTTTGTGTTGCGATACTTAATTCAGTTGCCATTTGTGCTTGCGAATCACCTATATCACCACCCTCTGCTAAGTGTGGTACAGCTTCTTTAAAAATACCTGTTATATTTTTCGCTGATTCCATACCTAATGCTGTTTGGAATTTATCAGTCTTTTTTTGTAAACCTAAATGAAATGATGTTGCATTAATATGGTTTACTTTTCCACCTGATACACTTGGTTCATATTGAAAACCATACACTTTTGATTGTGGAAAATCAGCTTGTCCAAACTCTTTTTTATTTAAAGACTCAATAAAATCAAGACCATAATGATTTACAGCACCCTCATTTATAACAAATTCTCCAGGAGTTAGCATTGCACGAACAGAATCTTCCCTTTTTTTCTTTCCTCTTGGAAAACCTACAAAACCACCTTTATTTAACCAATATTTTTTATCTGGCTGGTGGTTACTATCACTTGAAAAATCAGCTTGAATCATATAATCATACTGTTTTCTTAAATCTAATAATTGTGCTTGCAATTCACCTTTTAAACGTAAAACATCAGGATCAGACTTCTGTTCTATTTTATTAATACTTAAAGCTGTATCAGAAACTACTTTATCTGCTTTAAGTTTAATTTCTAACTCTTTTTTACGCATTTGATCATTTTGATCATTTTCTACCAATAACAACTTTTGTTTTATACCAACAATTAAATCTTGATTAGATTTTTCAACTTTTGCATTATCTAATTTCTCAATTTCAATTACTTTTTCTTTTGTATCTGCTGAATCACTGCTTTTTTTATTGTCTATCTGTAAAGCCACTATACTATTATTAATACTTTGTAATGTAGCAACACTACTTGGGATACCATTAACAGTTCTTTGTTTTTTATTTTGTAATATTCTTTCTTCGGTAGCAAACATCCTTTCTGTTGCTACACGTTCTTTTCTTATATTTAATAAAGAATCACGATAAACTGTTTCTGTTTCTGTTTTTTCATTTAACATTTCTTGTTTGTGCCTATCTAAAGAATCTGTTAATTCTGTTTTAGTTGCTTCAAAATCAAGTCTTACTTGTTGTAAAGTGATTGAAAGTTCATTTGCTAATTCTTGTAATTGTATTTGTTCCATTTCTAACAAAAATGCAATCTCTTCATTTTTGGTTTCTTTTGCTAATTTTATTTCATCATCATATTTTCCAATTAAAGCATTTTTTTCTACATGAAATTGAGATAATAATTCTGTACCACCACCTGATTGTAAACCAGGTACAATTTTAGCAAAAGATGATACTAAACTTGATGCTCTTTGTTTACCATCAAATGATTTTATATTACTGATTTTCTTTTCTGTACTATTATAAAAAGATGGTGAAGAAATATTATAAAAAGTATTACCATGTTTAAATGGTGCATTTGGTGTTAATGCTAATTGTGTACCTCTTAATGATGATGATACTTTATCACCTATATCAGTAACCACACCACCATCAGCAAATTTAGGTACATTTTGTATCAAACCTTGATTAAGCATACTCATAAATCTCTTTCCATACTTTGCAACAGATGATCTTTTTATTACATATTCACCTTGCATTAGCATAGCTGGTACATCATCTTTTGTTCCAGATCCTTTACTTATAAAAGGATTTGTTAAACGACTAAAAACACCACCACCATTTGCAAATGGTTTTACAATACCACCATCAGCTTTTTTAATAGATAACTCTGCTGGTTTATTTACTTCTTTATACTTAACAATAATGGTTACAACTTTATCTTTAATCTTATCGTAAATATCCTTAATATTTTTCAATCCTGACATAGCTTGACCAACATTAACTGTTAATTTAACTTGGCTTTTACTTTTTTCATTTATTTTAGTGATATCCTCCTCAACCTTTTTAAGATTTTCTGTACCTGTTATTTCTATAGGTAAATTTATTTTTTTCGGTAATAATTTTAATAAATCAGCAGCCGTTTTTGCTGTTTCCTCTTCTTTCTTTTTTATTTCCGCCGATGCTTTTGCTTGTAATTTTTGTTGCTCCACTAATTTTTTTCTATCTTCTATCTCTGTTTTTATTTTAGATGCTCCTTTTAAGGCATCAATAGCGTCATTTATACCATCCCTTGCAGCACCTTCATCAGCAAGTCCTTTTGATAAATTTAATGATTGATTTATTAAATCTTGACCACTTGCCAATGCTTTAGCATCCCCTGATGTTCGAGCTTTTGCTATAGCAGCTAAACCAGCTTTAAGTTTTTCTTGTGCAGCTCTTTCGTTATCAATTTCTTTTTCTTTATCTGTCATACCTCTTTGATCTATTGCACGTAATGCATCTGCACCCTTTTGTTCAATATTTAATATTTCTTGTACACCATCTTTTTTATTTTGTACTCTTTCTTTTTCTAAATCTTTTAAACTATCATATAGGTTTTTTTGTATATCTTTAATAGATTTTGCTGTATTAGTATTTAATTCAACTATCTGATCTTCTATATCTTTTTTGGAATCATAATAATCATTTAATGCATCACTTTCTTTATCATAATATTTTTCAGAGGCATCCAACAACTTGTCTAATCTTTTTTCATACTCATCAGTTCCTTCTAAATCAGAAACCTCATCAAAATAATCTTGTGCTGCTTTTAAATTTTCAGCATACATTTTTAAAGTTGATTCTTCTCTTTCTTTTGTAGCATCAACTGAACTTTTTGCACCCTTTTTTTCTAATTTTGTGATTTTTTTCAATGTTTTAGATAAAATAACTTCTCTTAATTTATTTTCTTTTTCAAATGCATCCTTTGCATTCTCATTTTGTTTATCCAACTCTTCTTGTTTTGCATCTGTTATTTCTTCGGCTGTATCAATTTCAGAATCCAACTTCTTTTTCAACATAGTTTTTGATGCACTATTATCTTTTTCAGCATCACTAACATTAGCATAAGCATCTGTCCAAACATTCTCTATAGCTTCTTTGCATTCTATTTCTGCATCTTGTTTGTCCTTTAAATAAGTTTCTTGGTCTGTTTTACCTTTTAACATTGATAACTTCATGGTTTGTAATCTAACACCATAAGAATTTTTAATAATAGCTTCTTCTATTTTAGCATTACTTAATAAATCACCAGTTGATTTGTAATTACTTTTTATTTTAGCAACTTCATTTGTATAATTATTTGTAATATCAACTATTCTTTTACCATATTTACCAGCTTGTTTTACTCCACTTTCATTTAAAACACGTAAAGCATCTGACGCTACTTTTTCAGCCTTTAATTTTGCCTTCAATTTCTGCATTGTACCATCTGCAGCAATTTTTGTGAGTTCAGCATTCATACGCTTAGACCAATTTGCTTGGTAATTGCCAAATGATGTTTCTATTTGTATCACTCTTGCTTTGTTTTTACCTGCTTCTGCTATATCTGAATCATAAAGTGCTTTGGTTTTTTTATATCTATCAACTAATTTCTTTAATGATGCATCATATGCCATTGCTTTATTTTTTTCACTATCAAGAATAGATGATTCTAATTGTGCATTACCTGTTTCTATTGCATCAACGTACTTTTTAAAGTCTCCTATTTGATCTGCAAATGAACCATCAGTTTCTATTTTTTCAATTATATTTATTGGTTTATTTTGTGATCCATCACGTAAATCATTTATTTTATCTATTAAATTTTGTATTTCTATTTCTGACATTTTAGAACGTTCACCTAAAGATCTTAACTCCTCATCTGTACTTTGTAATGTAATCTTATTTGCATTAAGTAATTCTTGTACTAATTCATCTAAAACAGTTTTTGTAACAACCATATTATCTTGTATATTTATCATGGATTGAGTTAAAGTTTCACCCCTCCAACCCTGCATTGTTTTTTCCATTTCCTTTAATGAAACATTACCCTGCATTACACGAATACTAAATTCCGAAGTGGCTTTTTGAAATGCTTGAAGTTCTTTAATAGATTTTTCAGTTGTGAAAACTTCAAAAAGTGATTGATAAGCTGTTTTTACAGAATCTATAACACCACTACCCTGTTCAAGTGCATTTTGAGATTCTTTATAACCATCAATCAAATCTTTTAATTTTGTTTTAGCTATTTCTTCTTGTAATTTTTTCAAAGCTGTGGATGAGTCATTAATTTTACCTGTTAATGGATCAATAGAATTTATTACATTAAAAATCTCTTTTGATAAATGTGGCATTTCTTTTGCAACACCAAATAATTCTTCTCTTAAATCTTTATTGGCTTCTGTTGCTTCTTCTGAATCTTTGTCTAATGTAGCGAGTTTTATTCTATATCCGTTTATTTTATTGGTTAATGTGTCATATGCCGATGCCATTTTAAGTAATTCTTTAGCTGCCTCTTTCGATGCATTTGTCATTTTATTAAAAATATAAAAAACACCAATTATAGCTGTTATTGCTAAAAATATAGTACCTAAAGGAACAACTGCTGCCATTAAAGAACTTTTAAATGTTATTACTGCAGCATTTCCTGTAATTAAGTAATTAGTAAGCATCAAAACCTTATTACCAAAAAGTATCATAGCAGGAGCAATCTTTGCTATAACCATACTACCCATCATTTTTAAACCACCAACAAAAACAAGTATTGTTGTTGTCATCAGTGTAACTTTTAACATAAAACTAACAAAATCATTATTTACTAAAGCTGTCAAAGCTGTTGTTAGTGTACGAATAACATCTATAATACCCTTCATAGCATCTGCTATACCAGCTTTACCCATTGCTGTTGCAAAAACACCAAGTTTATCTTTTAAATTTTTAAAAGATAAACCCAAACCCTCCATTTGTTTTGCTGCCATTTTAGCTGCTGTACCTGATTCACCCACTTTATCCAACATTTCATCGAATACACCTTGATTTTTTACTAATGCAAGTACTGCTGTTGCACCACGTTTTCCAAACAAATCAAATGCATCACCAGATGTTTTTAATAATCTATCTAAACCTCTAATAACATAGGATAAACTATTTACTTTAGGGTCTAAATCACTCATAGACAAACCAGCTTTTTTCATAGCCATTTGAACCTTTGTAGAAGGATCAACTAACTGTGCAAATACTGTTCTTAATCCAGTACCAATTTTACTTGCTCTTAAACCTGAATTTGCCAAAGTCATTGTAGTTGCTGATAATTCCTTAAAAGAAATTCCAGCTTCTTTTGCAATAGGTCCTATATATTGCATGGATGTTCTTATTTTATCCACTGTTAATTTAGATTTATTTACAGCATTGGCAAATATATCAACAAGCTCACCCGAACGTGATGATTCTATACCAAATACACGCATTGTGGTAGTAACTAAATCCACTGTACTATTCATATCAGATAGTGTACCAGTAGCTAAATCAGACACAGCTTGCATAGTCTCCATAGCTTCTGTTGCTGTATAACCTGCCTGACCTAATGTTACCATTCCATCAGCAACTTCTTTTATTGAAAATTTTGTTTTGCTGGCAACATCAATTATTTTATTACCTAATTGTTCTACCTGTAAATTTGTTGCACCTGTAATAGCTTGTAAATTTTTCAAGCCCTGATCAAAATCTGTTATTGCACTTAATGCGGCATATGCGGCAGTACGTATATACATAAAAGCTTCGGATACTATTCTGTACTGTCCAAACATTTTAAATCTATCAACTAAAGTATTTGTCTTTTTAGCTGTACCACTCATTGCTTGCCCTAATTGATCTACTGACATTTTCGTTTTATTTAAAACTTTACTTACAACACGTAAATCACTGGCAAATGTGGCAAATGCTTTTAATTGTCCTTGTTTTGCTAATGCTTTTAAAACTGTATCTAATTTTTTTACATTTAAAATTATTGCTTTTATATTAATCTTTTCAAGAATTTTTAAACTTTGTGCAAGATTTTTTAAGCCTGTAAAATCACCATCAAATTTTACGTTTTTTATTTTACTTAACTCATCAAATACCTTTTTAATATCTGCTACTTTATTTGTTATTTCACCAACTTTTAAATCACTAAATGATTTTGCAAATGAGACTAAACCTTTTACACCTTTTACATCTACTTTAATATTAGGGTTTTCTAATTTAGCTAATTCAACAAGTATTGTTTTAATCTTAGCTACTTTATCAGCAAGACCCTCTATTTTTAAATTATTAAAAGATTTTGCAAATGAGACTAAACCTTTTACACCTTTTAAATCTACTTTAATTTTAGGGTTTTCTAATTTACTTAATTCAACAAATATTGTTTTAATCTTAGTTACTTTATCAGTAAGACCCTCTATTTTTAAATTATTAAAAGATTTTGCAAATGAAACTAAACTCTTTACACCTTTTAAATCTACTTTAATTTTAGGATTCTCTAATTTAGCTAATTCAACAAATATTGTTTTAATATTAGCTACTTTATCAGCAAGACCATCTATTTTTAAATTATTAAATGCTTTTGCAAATGAAACTAAACTCTTTACACCTTTTAAATCTACTTTAATTTTAGGATTCTCTAATTTAGCTAATTCAACAAATATTGTTTTAATATTCGTTACTTTATCAGCAAGACCCTCTATTTTTAAATTATTAAATGCTTTTACAAATGAAACTAAACCTTTTACCCCCTTTAAATCACCCTCAAATTTTAAAGGTTGTAATGTACTTAATTCAGTAAAAAGTGTCTTAATTGTTTCTGTTTTTTTCGTGAAACCTGTAAGTTTAGTGTCTTTTAAAACTTTTAAGGAATTTGCTAACCCCTTTAAATCAGGCAACTCTTTTATCGTAATGCCACTTAATTTATTAATATCCTCAACAATTTTAGGTATATTGCCTTTTAAACCATCTATCTTTACAGCACTTAATTTTTCTAAACCCTTTGCTAATTGTTCTATATTTGGGAGTGTTATTTTAGATAATTCTTTTAGACTTACAGATACGGCATCAGCTTTTGTTTTTAATTTACCAAAATCAACTGTTGTATCCTGTAATTTTTTAAGTGAGTCAATAAAACCAGTTAAATCAGTAGGGAATTTTAACTTCCCTACTGAATCAGCAATAGTTGTTACTGCTTTTTTTGTGGAAACAGCTACTGTCTGTAAATTTTTAAAAGATTTTGTAAAATTATCTACAGGCGTAACATCGGCTGTAACTGTAACATTAATTCCAATTTCTTCTGTACCAGCCATTTTATTTTTTACCTTTCATAAATAAAGCTAATCGTTTCCAATCTTTTGCTACCACATCAGCAGAATCTTGTATTGTTTTTTTCTTACCTAACTCTTTTACAATAGAATCAAGCCCCTTTTTATCTGCATTACTACCTATCCATAAATTATATAATTTGTTTATTTGCTCCTCTTTTTCAGCCTCAATTATGATACGAAAAAATATACCTATTTCTGCTAATGTATATTGTTTAATACTTGACCAAGCATGACCGTGTTGTACAAGTTTTTGCATTAATTGTGCAACTTCTACATCTTCGGTACTTCTTGAATGTTTATTTTGCTGATCAAGTTTTGAAAGTTTTTTGAGAGTGATTCCTTAGATTCAAGATTTACATCTATTACTTTGTTTATAATAGGTAAGATTGACTCTAAAGGCAACTTTTGCAAATCTTTTACATCAATATTAGATGCTTCCTCTAATACTTCTGGAAATTGGTCTAAAAGAAGAGTAGCAATGGAAATAATATTATCTGGTTGCGAATAATTTTCCCAATTAATACCATCTTTAGCAAGTAATTTACCAGCACCTTTAAGTTTTTTTGCAATGATTGCTAATTGTTGGACACCCAATGGGCGAATGTGAATGGTTTGATTTCCTATATCTAATGTATCACCAGGAAATAACTCTTCTAAGTTCAAGTTTAACTTTTGTCTTGGCATTTTCTTTCCTTCTTTTAAAAAAATTAATAAATATGAAACATCTTCTATATAAAGTATAAATGAATAAAAATAGAAAAACAAGTGTATATTTAAAAAAAGATAAAAAAAATCAAAAAGAGTTGACTTCTATAAAATTGTGTGTTATATAGCCTACTAAAATAAATAAAAAGGAGATAAAATGAAAAAACAAACAAAGGTAATCGTAAATATAAGATTGAATCCTCTTGTGGATCAATTTTATAAAAAATTAGCACATGAGAAAGTAATGAATAAATCAGAATTAATAAGAAAAATTTTAAATGATTATAAGGAGAATTATGAAAAGATTAACAACTGATATAGTTATAGAGCGAAGTAAAAACGTACATGGGAGTAAGTACGATTATTCTCTATCAGTATATAAAGATAGTATGACAAAGATGAAAATAATTTGCAAAGAACATGGTGTATTTTCACAAATACCACATGCACATATGAGAGGAAATGGTTGTCCTTTATGTGGTGATAATAGTGTGGGTAATAAACTCAAGAAGGGTAAAAAGCAATTTATATTAGAAGCCAAAAAGAAACATGGTAATAAATTCTTATACAACAAAGTAAAATATGTAAATGTGGATACTAAAATAACTCTATTTTGTACAATATGTAAAATAGAATTTAAATGTACACCATATTCACACTTAAAAGGAAGGGGATCATGCCCAAAATGTAAAGGTGTACTATCAAATGAGGCAAATAAGTTATCAACACAAGAATTTATAACAAAAAGTAATATTGTACATGGTAATTTATACGACTATTCATTAGTAAAATATACTGGTAATCAAAATAAAGTAGCAATTATTTGTAAAAAACATGGTGTATTTCAACAACAACCTAATAATCATATGATGGGAAAAGGTTGTATTATTTGTTCTGGGACATTTAAAAGAACAAATAAACAATTTATCACCGAAGCTAAAAAAGTACACGGTGATTTATATGATTATTCAAAAGTCAATTATACAAATACATCAACAAATGTAATTATCATTTGTAAAATACATGGGGAGTTCAACCAAACACCAAATGGACACTTGAATAATAGTGGTTGTCCTAAATGTGGTGTTGTCAAAAACACTAATAAACTTACTGACACAACAACTATTTTTATTGAAAAAGCTAATAAAACACATAACAATAAATATGATTATTCAAAAGTTGATTATATAAAAAGCCTAAAAAAAGTAAAAATAGTATGCAAAATACATGGTGAATTTGATCAAGTGGCTGGTTCACACGTTTCTGGCTTAGGTTGTCCTTTTTGTACACATCAAGTATCTAAAGCAGAAAATGAAATAAAAAAATGGATTGAATCATTGGATGTAAAAACAAAACATGCAACTGGTTTTTTAAAGTTTCCAATAAGAAACCAAGATATAGATATACTATTACCAAAATATAAAATAGGTATAGAATACAATGGGTTATTTTATCACTCAACAAGAACCAAAGAAGACAAAAATTATCATTTAAATAAAACTATACAAGCACAAAAGCAAGGTATCCACTTAATGCACTTTTGGGATTATGAGTGGAAAAATTCACCAAACATTATAAAGTCTATTATACGAAATGCTATAGGCAAAACAAAACATAAATACTTTGCAAGAAAATTAAATCTAAAGCAAGTAGAAACACAAGAAGCAAGAGCCTTTTGTATTTGTAATCATTTAAATGGTTTTCGTGCGGGAAGTAAATACTTGGGATTATATAACAATGATGAACTTTTATCATTAATGATAACATCAAAAACAGGTGAAATGCTTAGATTTGTCAATAAAATAAATACGAATATTACAGGTGGTTTTTCTAAACTTTTAAAATATTCAAATACAAAATATTCTTTTGTGGATAGACGTGTTTTTACTGGAAATGGTTATGTTAAAAATGGATTTATATTAGAAAGAGTAACACCACCAAATTATTTTTATGTTTTAAGTGGTAGCTATGCTGGATCACGACAAATGTTTCAAAAACACAAATTAAAAAAGAAGCTAAATAATTTTAATCCTGATTTAACAGAAATTCAAAATATGAAAAACAATGGTTATTATCAAGTTTTTGATTGTGGTAGCTATTATATGAAAAAGGTATAACAACTACCTTTTTCATATAACAATCATATAATAATTTTAATCCATTGTAATTGACATATAAGGTGAATCAGGATGATTTACGTCATCTTTAAGTACTTCACCTGATATAGCTATTTCACTCCAACTTTCCCCAATCAAGGAAGTATCACCAGTTGGTGTAAGTGAACATCTCCAAATTTGAACCATCTGTTGAGCACCTACAGGATTATCAGAAACAAATCGTAATTCACCTTCCATTAGGGTTTGTTTAAGAGCTTGTACTTCTGTATATGTACATGCCCTATACTGATATGTTACATGAAGTTCATCACCAGCAGCTATTGATCCACCATCGAGTATTTTAATTCTACCAATTTTATCATCTTTTAAAACAGTATTAATTTCGTAATCTGTACCTGCTACATAAGTAATTGTATCAGTTGAATCCTGTACAAGAACAACTGGTGTACCTGTACCAGCAATAGAACCTGTTAAAGAATTAACAGCAGCATCACCTGCAATACTACCTGAAAGAACTTCACCATCAACATAAGGATCAGTATTTGTTTTAGCAATAGTAAGAGTACCTGCTGTAGCATCACCTGTTACTGCTAATACAACACCAGTAGCACCACCAGCACCTGATACAACTTCACCCTCAACAAATATTGTTGTACCTGTATCATATGGTAGTGTTTCAAAAGTTATTTCAGTAAAAGCCAATTTACTACGCCTATCTAAATTAGCTGTAATTACTTCAGCGGATACTGAACCAGCAGGCTGTATAACTTCATTTTGCTCACCCATTGTCAATAGTGCCACATTTTCTTTTGTAATTTCATCAAGAGTAAATGCAACTGTTGGTGTGATTTGACTAACAACAACTTTATCTTTTGCTTTCAAACCACCACGGGAACTAAAGTGATCCAGTTTTTCCAAAGCAATATTAAATGTGAATGCAGGTGCATTTCCCAAATCACGTTCACCAGTGTAAACACCAGCAGCATTTTTTAGATTGAAATATACAACACCTTTTCCAAGGGAATAATTGTCTGTACTTGGACTTGTAGCCATGATAAAACCTCCATATTAAGTTAAAAATTTAAAAACCATTGTCTATATAAAACATATCTAAGACTAAGCTCATTCCCAAAACATCAGGTAAACCATAGCCTGTTGGTCCTTCTGTACGATTTTCACTAATAAAAGTCTGGTTTGCAATAACAGGATTTGTTATTGGTGGATCAGTCCCTCTTTGTGTAAAAACTATACGTCTCACATTTCTATATAATTCTTTTATATCTGTACTTTTATTTGTAACTAATTCTAATGTAACTATCATTACACGTTTTACTGGATAACTTACTTTATGACGTGATGAATGCTCCACAACTTTATCAATACCCTCATGCATAAAAATACAAGGCATTTGATTATCATTTATAGGTTCAGTTGGGGTTCTTTTGAATGCTTTTAAACCCAATGTAGTTCTATTAAGTTTAACACGTTCAAATATTTCCTGTAATCCTTCTTCACGAGTAATCATAAATATAAACCAACAAATTTTTGAGTTATCATTCGTTTTAAACCATCTTTATAATCAACTGCTTTTAAAGCATTATTTACTGTTCCACCAACTGTTTTACCATGTCCTGGATCTAAACCACCAGCCCAAACTTTACCACCTTGCATTGTTAATTTACCTGTTGGTACTGTTTTTTCATGTGGATAATACCAAGGAGCAGATTGAGGATCAGCACCAGTCAACATAAAAACAGCATAAGGTAAGTTTGCTTTATTAGTTATACTGATAGAAACCAATGTACCCTTACTACCTTTTTTTGTATCTAAAGCCCAACCACTTTGAAAAGCACCAGAATCCACTGGTGAATGTTGTTGTAATGCACTTAATAATTCTGTTGATTTTTCATCAGCAGCTTTAATAATAGATGCACTAACGCCCTTACTTTTTTCTATTCTTTTTATAAATGTGGATAACATTGTAGCCATTATGTTTTCCTTAATAAAAAAGTATATAAAACATTGTAAGGATCTACATCAAAACCTTCAACTGCATAAACAACATCAGCTACTTTTACAGTATCTTTTGTTGAAACCACTATATCAGTTAAATCAACACCAGGAATCAAGCCTTTAATATCTGTAGGTTGAATCAAATTACCATAAATCAGTGTATGTATATCTTCTTGTTTAAAAGTATCACATATAATTCTAACATTTGTTGACGATTCGGTTTTACCCCCCCAACCATCATCAAAAATCACAGTATATGCACCTTCCTTTACAGCTTCGTTAAATGTTTTAAATGCTGTTTCAACACCGTTTGCAAAAACATTTAATAATCCCATTTAAGCCCTCATCAATCTAACAGTACCTAACTTACTTCTATTTGTTAGGTCTGATAATATAGCCCAAATTTTATCGGGAAGTGTACTTTTAGAAGCTCCTTGTAATTCTGTTTTAGCCTTTATCATCAAGGAACTAACTCTAACCTGATCAATACCCTCTAAATCTGATGTGACAGTTAAATCACCATTTAAAGAGGCTAATGCAAGTTCAAACGTGGCAACCTTAACTTCATAAGGTATTATATCATCGGCTACAGCAATAGTACTTGGACGGACAACACCTGTTCGAGGAAATGCCATACTTTGAGTAGGGTCAGTTTTTACACCTTTAAATGTAACATACCAATCCAACATTTGTGATGCCAATATGATAACACCAGCTTGATCATCAAAGTCATCCCAAGCACTTGTGTATGACCTATCAGCATAATAATCAGTGGCTTCAGCTATTTCTACATAAGAATTAGCATCCGAAGCACCTACAGTAGCAATTAAAGCCATTTATTTTTTCCTACGCATTACCTTTTTTTTACTTTCAGTCTGAAATCCTTTAGTTTCCTTTTCAGGAGCTTCATCTTCTTGAACAGGAACTTCTTTTTTAACAATAACTGGCGTGTCAATTTTAGACCAACCAGCTTTTTCCATCAAGATAACCTGTTCACTTGATGCATTTATAACTTTCCCATCTTTGTAAAGTTTCATAAAAACCTCTTCTTAATAAATATAAAGTGTTTATAATAAATACAGAAAATCAGAAAATCATAAACACTTTTTATTGTAAAAATTCTACGCTTGATTTGCCAATAAAGTTACTCTACGAGGATCGAGCATAAATGCACCACATAGAACATCCAAAGACATAGTTGTATTCTTAGTTAAAATATTGTAATCTTTTACTACACGAATACTGACACCATTATTTGATGCTGTAGCTGCTTCTTTTCCACCAGGTTGATCCAATACAGGAAATGCGGCGGCAATAGAGCGATTATCAAAAATAGCACCATGAAATGTAAGATCATCACCAGCACCAATAACTGTAATAGCTGCAGCATCAGGGATGATTTCTGTAATAGGATCTACCAAAGGAATAGATGTAGCACTTGATGCAACAGTACCATTTACTATTAATGGTCGGCGAAGTCCTGCAATTTTAATTCTATCACCATCAGCAAGACCAGCAGATAATGCTGTACATACTAATGTGGACGATCCAATACCATTATCAGATGTACCATTATTTGTACTTCCAGTTCCAGTTCCAGCCGTATGAGGAGATGCATCATTTGTTGGGAATGCTATAGAAGAACTAAAATCCATACCCATAATATGACCCATATTACCAGTACTTAATGTAGTTGTTCCCTCTTGACCACGAGTTTGGGATTGATTAAACCAAGTTTGCCCCAATAGTGAAGCCTCTGCCTCTAAATCAACAAGACAATATCTATTTTGATCTAACTGCTGTAATGTAGCAGCTTTTCTTGCCTGTGCTACATCAGCAGCATTTGCAAGTAAACCAGAAGATGTATAAAGACCTGCACCTTGAAGGATTTTTGTACCAAGATAAGTATCTACTTTTTCAGCAAGACGATAAGTTGCTGGCTGTAATACTTGTTCTGAAAGAGAGTCTAAGTCAAGTGCCTCTTCTCTTGCTGTAAACGCAACAGATACGTCAAAGAACTTCTCTATTGTCATTGATCGTTTGGACGCTGTAATATCTTGAACATTAATTGAACCAGAAAATTCATCAACCACGTAGTCACCATGAGTTTTGAAACTTACAGTGTCACCAACAGCCCAACCATTTGATTTATTGGAAAAGTCTGATGTTTTGTCAATCACACACATTTTAGCGATAGTAAGTTGATCCTGCAATAACCTAAGTGCCTCTGATGCAATTATTGATGGGTGTTCCCACAAATTAGCCATTCGTATTTCCTCCTGTTAAAAATTATAATAATAAATTTTCGATTATGAGAATCGAAATTAAAAATACATAAACACATAAATTCATAAATTCCGACCCTCCCAGAAGGTCAATTCGCAATCATTTCTCAGAAATAATTATATGCTAAGTTTGATTTTAACATTCAAAATGTGTTTGTCAAGCACTTTATGAAACTTTTTTTAATTTTTTTACTTTTTTATTTCTTTACATATGTAAAATACTTATTTCCACAATCAAATATCCTAAAAAAACCATTATTTACCATATTTTGCACCTCTGTTAATTCAGGATCAAACAATGGTAGTAACTTTTTAAGTTTATGTTTTTGATATTTAATTCTTGATTCAGGTTTCCTTGTATTTTTATGACAATAAAAATAATTGGGTTTTGTATTTCTTTCAAAAATAAAACCACATTTAGTATATGATGTACCTGTAAATAGTCGTCTATCTACAAAAGAGAATTTAACATTCTTTGCATATGATAATAAACGAGAAAAAGCACCAGGAATATTATAATAAATTTTATTAACAAAACGCACAACCTCTCCATTACTTGAAATAATTAATAAAGAAAGTAAAACAGTATCTTTATATAGTCCTATATATTGATTACCACCTCTAAATCCGTGTATATGGTTTTGCATACAAAAATATCTGGCTTCTTTTGTTGTTACATTTCTTACTTGTAATTTTCTTGCAAAAATAATTTTTGGTGATTTTCCAATAGAACTTAAAATAATTGATTTTACTATTGGCATTTGCCATAAACATTCCGTTTCCCAAAACTGTAATAAGTAAACACCTTTTTCCTCTGCTAATTTTGTTTTGTTTAAATGATAATTTTTTAAAACATGATTTTGTTCCGAATGAAAATAATTACCATTATATTCAATGCCTACATTATAATCAGGCAAGTATAAATCTATTTCTTTTCCATTTAAAATACTTCTATTAGAACTTTCAACATTTGTATATTGTGATAACCATTCTAATAATTCTTTTTCTCCTTTAGATATTTTAGCATAAGAAGTACATTTAGGACAACCAGATTTATTAAAAATATGATTTGCAATCCTTTGTTGGAAATCACCGTGTTTTTTACATGTAATCGTTACAGGAATATCGCAAGAAATGTACTCATCTTTTAAATATGGATATGTGTATTTATTATTATGACAATAATTTGCTCTATTAATAATTTCAGTAACACTTAATTTTGATTCTTTTGCTCTTTTTTCAATACCACATTTTGCACATGCAAAATTTTTCCTTAATAAATCATTAAATGATCTTTGAGATGTACCATGTTTTTTGCAAATAACAGTTAAATTTGTTTTATTATTTTTATACTCCTTTTCTATATAAGGAAATAAATAATCAGGGTATTTACTAACAAGTTCACTTTGTACTTGTGTAATTGATTTTCGGTTTTTGCTTGCAAGTTTTATTAATGTACATTCAGGACAGTTTTGTCCAGAAAGGTGTGCTGATGGTGCTTGTTCAAAAATACCATGAATTTTACATACTATTTTCACTTTTATAATAGATTTAATATAATTTACTAAAGAATAGTCATACTTGTTACCATGTACTTTATTAGCTTTTTCAATGAAAGACTTTTGTGTGCTTGTATATAATAAACTTGTTTTCTCATGTGCACATTTAGGACAACCATGTTTTTTAATATGCAAAGCTGGTTTTTGTAAAAAATCACCATGAATAGGACAAGTGATAACTACTTTTACTTTAGTTGTTTTATAAACAACTTTAGAATAATCATATTTATTATTATGAATTTTTTTAGCTTTTTCAAGAAACAACTGTTTAGACTTTGTTCTTTTTTTATTGGCTGATATAGTTCCACATTTAGGACAACCATGATGAAGTATATGTGAAGTTGGTATTTGTTCAAATGCACCATGAATGGGACATACAATGATTACTTTCTGTTTAGCTTTTACATAAACAACTTTAGAATAATCGTATTTATTGTTGTGGATTTTTTTAGAACGTTCGATAAAAGACTTTTGTTTAATATCTGTTTTACTTTGATTTGTATGTGTCAAAATTAAGCCCCTTTAGCTTTCCTTAATAAAGTAGGTGTGGAAGGTTTAGTAAGGTGCTAAACCGTTCGAGTGTACAGCTCTATCCACACAAAGAGTAATTAACATTGTTTTTACTTATTGTCAAACTATATTAATAAAAAAATAAGAGATTATTTGATTAGAACAAGGAAGGGCAAAGCTCCGCCCCATCTTATCTCACTCACTTAGAAGTGCAAGAGTTTTGCTGAACTTTTATTTTTTATTAATATTATATATAATATATGTTAATTTATTTAAATAGTTTATACAGCTTATACTGCAAATTTATATACAACTCATATAAACAACTAAGCTACTTAAATAAATTAACATGTAAAATAATAAAACATGCATAAAAAATCTTTAAACGATTATTAGTTATGTAATCTATAGGTTCTTATATTTTGTAATTTATCCACTGACTGTTTCTCTTCTGCCTAAGAAGTCACTCCCTCTTATTTATGTTAATGCAAAGAGGCTACACGAGTAAAGGGAATATTTCAATTCCCAAGTGGTTTGATCGGCACTACCGATACCCTGGGGCTTTAGCTGTCATTTCACGTCAATAGACGATTCCAAGTTTAAATTTCACTGTTATATTACGCATCACCGTTAAAACAATATAACAGATTATTTCAGCAGGGGCTACAAATAAGAAACTTACTTTTGGCTTATATCGACTTATTGAATTTAACGTTGGTAAGACGAAATGAAACCCAACTCCAAAAGTAAGTATCAGTGTTATACCACGTTCTTTTATAAAGTCAAGTAATATTATAGTTTTTTTGTAACTTTTGTAACTTTATTTTATTTGACTTTATAATCTTCTTATTTTTTCTTATTTCCCGCCTTTGCTTTTTTCTTCTTAGCAAGAGCAAGATTCTTTTTAATATCTGCTTTTTTTGCAAATGGGTTTTTTCCTGCATTAGCCACTTTTGCAAATGGGTTTCCTTTACCAGCTTTTGCATTTTTAGCTACAGCTTTTGCATTTTTAGCTACAGGTTTCTTTTTCGCTACGGGTTTCTTTTTTGCTGCCATGATACTTTCCTTTCGTTTAAAAATTTAAGGTCATTAAGAACAAGACATTAAGATATTAATGTAAAAATATCTTAATGTCAATAAATTAATACTTTTTTATACTTTTTTTATACTTTTTATTTATTTTTCTCTAAGTTTTCGGAATGCCTCCATATCACCAGAATTTGCTGCTCTAATCATAGCTTCATTTCGATCACCAGTATTATGGTTTCCATAAGCATTTGCAGAATTAGATTGCATCCAATAATGTGGTGACTCTTTTTTTAATCCTTCAAGCCAATTAGTAGTTGTCAAAACTTTATCGTCTGCTGTTTTAGTTAATTTACCAGTATTTTTATCTCTTGATTCAACTGTTTTTCCATCTTCACTTAAAGAAAAAACACTTTTTCCTCGTAATAAAATATCCTTAATAGCTTCTGGTCGTACTTTTGCTTTATGTGCTTCAGCACGTATGGCATCTTCAACAATTTTTGCTTTATATAATCCTTCATACAAAGTTCCTTGTTGAGTTGCTTTTAATAGTTCATCACTAATTTCTTTTGTTTTTGCTTCATGATCAGATCTCATTTGAGATGTACGCCTATCAAGTAGTTCATCAATTTTACCATCTCGAATTAATCTTGCATCTTCATTTTCTTCTAAAAATTTTAATGCCTCTTTTGCTTTTTCAGGATCAATATCTTCAAAATTTTTCAATGTAGAAGATATTTTCTTTTTTTCATCTAAAAGTTCATTGTTTTTAGACTTTAAGCCTTGTACAGCTTCATCAATAGCTGATTGCATATCACTTTTAAATTCTGTTTTCATTGTATCTTTAATTTCCGCCATTTCTGACTCATGTGCCTCAATAGCCTTTTTTCTTAATTCTTCATCTGTGATAAATGTAAAATCCATATTTCCTCCTCCTGGAGACCCCCAAGGGTTTATTAAAAATTGTTAAATACTACTATACACTACTGTTTTCTTTACCTTCACTTGCTTTTAATATTTCTTTGGTAATTTTTCCTTTTTTCTTCTTTTTCCTCTTTTTCTTCTTCTTTAAATCTACTTCACCATCATCATATTCCTCTTCCTCATCTAAAATACCATCATATCCCTCCTCTTCATCATCTAAAATAGTACCATTCTCATTAATAGAAACATCTTCATCTAATGTTTCACCCTTCTCTATCACATTACCATCTTCATCAACAAGTTCTTCATTACCCAATTCTTTTTCTGGTACAATATAATCTCTGTAAGCATCTAAGGCTTCAATATACTCCTCAAACCCAACAGATGAATCAAGTAGATCAGAACTGATTAAATAAGAGTGTACAGCAGGAAGTGGAACAACACCCTTACCAAAACCCTCAACAACCTCTTTTAGTACTGATGCGTCTGCTAAACCAGTAACAAGTGTTGACGGTGCATCAATAATAATATCATCAGCATTAGCACCTGACCATGTACACATAATTTGTAACCCTTTTTTAATAGTATTTATTGCTGATAAATAAATACTATAAATACTGGCTGATTGTGTACTTTGTCTAATTCTTAATGCTTCTGCTGATTCAACACCTTTTCGTGCATCCAAAATACTAACACCATGTCTAATAGCTTCCTCATATAAATCATTTATATGATTTTTTACATGAGATAATGCAGCAGTATCAGTTTTAGTGTAAAAAACTCTTGCAGATTCATTTGGAATAACCATCATAACTGACGAACCAACAACATTTGGTAAATCATCATCATTTGATGCTCCAACTAAAACTAATGTTGGATTACAGGATAAAAATTCCGAATTAGCTAAGTCAGCTTCTTTTCTATAAATTTGAATAGAACAGTTTGCAACTGCTACTAATGGTATTGGTTGCATTTCAAATGAGTTATTAATCGAACCAGCTAAAACTAATGGTATTTCTTGTAAAGTTGTACCCATGTGGGTTGGTACAACTGCTGTTTCCTCAATATGAATACCATCACCATATAAACGTGTTTCATAGTCACCATTTTCATTTAAAAATAAAACTCTATAAAAATCGTCTGTAACATGAGAAAAAATATCAGTAGTAGTTGGAGCTGCTTCTTTTAAAACACCAAGAATTAAATTGTCCTCTGCTGACTCAATAGCTTTAAACGCTGACGTTTTCCAATTAATAAAATTCTCTGCCTTATATTGTACAAACCTAAATTCGTTTGTTCCCTCTAAAACATCCACTAATAAAGGGACACGCCCTGTTTGAAATATCTCAATAATAATATCTAAAAATAATTGTTGTAAAGTTTTACCATCTTTAGTTGCCGTTTTTAATATGTACTCTAATTGTGGGGGTACATTAAATTCAGGCATTTTTGTAATAATAACACCTAATGCACCTGATAATGCATAACCTGTAACTAAAGGAAAATGGGCACGTTCAATATAAGAATCATAAGCATCAGCATATTCACCAGACATTCCTGCTGGTCGTGGTAAATATTGTACCGTTTTAGACTTAATCATGTCCTCACCCGCCAAGCAATCCCTAATTTTAGACCATGACTTAATAAAATTATTATAATCGGGATGCTGATTACTTACAGATGATGCACTTCCATCTACACTTTGTTGTGTAATAATATTCATAATACTTTTCCTTTTTTATTTAACTTTATTAATTTTTTACGTGAAATTAATTTCATTGTGCACTTACGAGAACATGTTTTTGTTTTATCATATTTATTGCTGGTAAATAAAGTAGAACAAATCTCACATTCTTTTTCAATATTATCTAATCCTTGTCTTCTTCTATATTTTGTTTTACAAGCACCAGAACAAAATGTGTTTTGATTCTTACGTCTTGAAAGAATACGTTTATCACAATTCATGCAATACCTTTTATGATCCTTATGAAGATTATCCTTGTTTTCTTCATAATGTTCTTTGTGCCATTCTTTACCCTCTTTACTTTTATGCCATTTTGCTGCTTCAAGTAAACACTTTTCTGATAATTGTTTTGGTTTTCCAAATAAGTGTAAATTTGTATGTTTCTTTTTTGTCATTAATGACAAGTTATCAATTTGATTATTTTCTTTATTTTCATCTATATGGTGTATGCATAATCCTTTTGGTATTTTACCAAAATGATATAACCACACTTTTCTATGTAATCTTTTATCATTTTTTTGAAAATACTCTCCACACTTATAATAGACAATACCATTAAACTTTTGCTTTGTATCAGAAATAACCGTAACCTTTTTCATGTACACTCTCATTGTTTAAAAAATTAATATTAAATAAACCATAACAGAGTATATTAGAAAAGTCAAGTTATTTATTCCTTTATATACGTACTTTCTTACGTTTTATCCTTGTCATTTTCCTTGCAAGTCCGTATCTCATAGAGTCCATGCAATTGGCTACTATCACACCATTACTTAATGCAAAAACATGTGTATCTTTAGCTTCTAAACAATAACTATCTTGTAATTCCTCACATGGTTCTATCTTCTTTATTTTTAAAACCGATTCTATAAATTCTGTATTCTTATCTAAATATTGTATTTCAATTAAACCTTTTGTTGTAAAAAATTTATGATCTGGTGTGCAATTATAAGAACTATAATCAGTAAATGTTACTTTTAACATCTTTACTTGTTTTTTAATTAATCTACAAGAATAAAAATCAGTATAAAAATTATTTAAAGTTAATACTTTTCCTGTTGTTCCTACTAAATCACCTATTTTTTCAATACCTTTAGATGTTATAATTTCAGTATCATATGCAAAACAGTGGTCCTCCCCCTCGGTTGCAAGATCTTCAGGTTTTTTCTGATCACGTTGCATCATAGGTAATGTTCTAATATGATGCTTGGCTTGCTCAAAAAAATATAAATGTGGGGATTCTAAATCCTGCCTTTTCGCTGCACCCAACATTTGCCTAATTAAAGACCAACCAGCAATTCTTGACCCACTTCCTTTATATGCTCGTGTCCAATGACAACCATGACTGGCTAAATTATTTGCAATAGAACTACCATCTCGCACATCCCAAATAGATGTATCAGCAGGTCCCGGCATACATTTAATACCATATTCTATTAACATATTCCTGTCAACTTGTAAAACACGTTCAGATATTTCTTGTGATGTTGCCATATCACCTTGATTAACTTTACCGTTCCAACCATATATTTCATTTACAATAATGCAAGAACCTCTTGGAATATAAGGTAAATTATCACCTTTTGGTTGCTCACCATTTGATTCAGCAATATACGTTACAGCCCAAGGTTTTGACGAACCCCAATCAAAACTTCTATATAAATGCCAAGACTTAGGAATAGTAAAATGCTTTAATACATGAATTTTAGGTCTCCAAACATCAGTAAAGAATCCACCCATTATTAAATCCCAAGAACCTAATACCCAAGACTTATACAATAAATCGTCATCTTTTGTCATACTTTCTAACTTAGCTTTATATTGAGGATCAGCCTCTAATAAAGCCTTATTCTCATCTAACATACCCATTACGTATGTTCTTTCCATACCTTGCTCGTCTGTAATAACTTCTCCAGGTTTGCCTGAATTTATAAAACGTTCTTTTACCCAACCAAACCCAGGTCCACTTGAATTACAAGTAGCCCTATACTTTTTAGGTACTTTAGGGTTAGAACATCTATTTATACTCATTAACTTTAAATATAATTCAGGAAACGCCCATGATGTCAATTCCTCGAAACCACAAAATGAAATTTCCCAGCCGTGGAAATTAAAGTAGTCAGACAAAGTTCTTGCATAACTTAACCGTAATGTCTCACCATCTTTAAATGTCCATACCTTTTTAGTGTTATTAAATTTAGCAGTTGGAAATATTAGTGGAATCCATTTTTTCGTCTTAGCAATAACATCTTCAAGTTCCGTTGTTGCTTCTCTTAAAATTAATCCACGATAATCTGCACCATATCCTTTTCCCACGTCTTGTAAATAATCCATGACCAAACAATCTGTATTATGTGTTACTACAAAATCATCTATGATAAATGTATTATCGGGACTATCTACACTTATACAAGTCATGTCTGTAAATTCTTCTGTCTTTTCAATATCAACTATACTAATATATTTTTGAGATATTGTTTCAGGCTTTTTTAAACAACGCTGTATCTTTTTAGGATCTTTAGCAATTATTTGTTTTGTGTTTATAAATAAACGATAAATTTTATTTTTATATGTACAAGATACACCTTTAATTTCATGTTTTCTTCCAATACGTTTATCATAAGATAATTGACAGCGTATTCCAAGACTTCTACATAAATTTTTCACGTCATTTATTAAAACTTTACTTGAAGATGTAAATTCAGCATGCCCACCTGTAGTGATACACCCATCAGTGTCCATTAAACCACATAATAAATCTAACCTTTGCTGTACGGATGCTGTTTTATACATATCAGGAATAAATTTAAACTTGCAAGTGACGTTTAACCCTAAAAATTCAATAACTTCATTTAATCTATTACGTGAATAAGCATAATCTCTTTTGGGAACAGATGGAAAATAATCACCTGTTTTATTTTTATCAACAATCGTGTGATTAACATTTCCATCTTCTTGTTTTTTAATTTCAAATTCAGGTAATTTTTTCTTAAAATAATCTAATATAAATTGATTTGATGTTGCTAATCTTGGTGTCTTTAATGTTAATGACCCCTCACTAATTAAACAACCTAACATATACGGATCAAGCGGTAATTGTACTTCTGGATACTGTATAGGCTTACAATTAGGTACTTTATATTTGTATTCATATTTTCCAGGCTTTCCTGTTTTTATTTTCGGGTACATCTGTATAGTACTAACAACACTCATTTTTTGCTGTCTATCACGTACTAACCAAAGATGTTCATCACCTGTTTTACTAATACGTTTATCCTGAAATACAACATTATAAATTCTGGATATACCTTGTGGGAAAATACCTGTTACAGGATACAAATTACCATCACTTGAATACACTAACTCCCCAAGTATTAATTCATCAATTCTTTTATAACCTGATTTACATAACACCTTAGAATAGTTGGGAATTTTCTTCCCGTTTCCGCGACTTCCTGTATATAAACACTCCCAAACAGGACAAGACAAGAACTTTGTTTGACTACCAGGAAACGGTTGCCAAATTATATTCGGTTTTTTCATACTTCAATAACCCCATCAGTTTGTACTTCTTCTTTTTCCTTAAAATATAATAAACTTCTCTTAATTAACCTCTTTTTCTCACCAGATATATTCTTGTTTTTCCTAAAATACCTTGTACTTACTCGTTTACTAAAATCACGTAAATAATCAAGATCGTTAAATAATAATTTTTTTTTCTCTTTTACATTACTGTTTACATACAATGACGTGTTCTGAATCTTGTACCTTACATAACTATTCTCACTATACCTATTATTATGATACCAATTTCTCGTCTCTCTTGTACCACTCATACGTTTAGGCTTATAAACACGAATACGCTTAGGCTTTAAACCAGAATTACGTAATTCTTGATCCTTTTTCGTCCAAATTCTCTTTTGCTCACGAAGATACTCCCAATTCTTACGCCTATACTTATAACCATATAATTGAAGTACCCTTTTACACTCTAAAGTCTTGTAATAAGCTAAAATTTTGGGTAATTTCACCAAAACAACTCTTTTTAAAACTAAATTACCCCTTAAATACCTTGGCTTCCTTACTTTTACGTCCCTAACTAATCTCAACATAACAAAACCTTTTTAATTGTACTAAATATACAAATAAAATCACCATAAATATATAATAAAGTTATGTAAAATAAATAAATAATAAAATTTAGATAACATAAAGTACTCTACATAACAAAAAAATTAAAATAAACCCAAAAATACTCAAATCAGGTAAAAACATAACTCTTAACCTAAATATAACATAATAAAATAAAGTTACAAGCATAAAATATCAAATAATATCAAAATGATCCAATACAGCAAATATAACTAATATAAACAAATAATCAAAATAAACAAAATATTATCAATCATTAAAACCAGAACTCCATTCCTCGGCATCTACCTTAGCTGTTAAAAACTTATACAAATGCGTATTAAAACTCCGACTCTCTAACCCATCCTTACCTTTACTTAACCACCAAGACTCATGCATAGCCTTTCCTACCTCAAATGCCAACCCCATCTCTTTATACTTACCACACCAACCCTCTATTGTTCCTACACTAACCTTAAACTTCGCTGCTACCTCTACTAAACTCAACCCCTCCGTACTATGCTTAATAAACTCCATAGGATGAAAATCAGCCCTATACTTACCCGTATATATTAATAAACTATCATCCCTATCTATCTCACCTACTTCTATCTCACCATGTAAACTACAATAACTACTACCCACTAATGCCCGCTTATTACAACCAGCACGTAAACACTTATCCTTACTACGCTTAAAACGCTTAACCTTACTCTTTAATACTAACTTACGCTTCTTACCTAACCCCTCTAACATAAAATACCCCCCCTAATTAACTAATCAACTAATTAAATAACCCACTATATATACAAAATATGTATATGGTAAATATAAATAAAAATACAGCAAATATACCTAAAAATATACCCTTTAAAAATACATGAATAAAACTCTGTATTAAATAATAAAAATAAATTAAAAATAATAAAATAAAAAAAATAAATAACAATAACATAACAACATATAACTAACTAAATATATAATCCAATAAATCTGTGATAATTACACCTGTAAAAACACCAAATAACAATGAACATATATAAAATAAAAACGATAAACAACATATACGCCTACGATAAATCAAATAAGACTCTAAATCAAATTCCAAATTACACAATGTACTATCTATATGTAATAACCTGCCAACTAAACTTACTAACTTATCAAACATAATCAATACCCAATCAATACACTTATATAACAAAACCATT